GAAGTTGGAGAAATAGTTTGTGCAGTATTACCCATACCTGCGTGAGCAGTACAGTAATAAAATAATAAAGGTGCACCTGTAGTTCTTACTGGAGCAACAGTAAATGTTGTTTTTGCTCCTGTAGTTCCTGGTGTTCCTGTAGATGTAACTCCTGTAGTGTAAGCTGCAACAGGACTGTTATTTGGATTTCTAGAAAAAGCTATTTGATGAGTATCATTAGTACTATCAGACTGATCAAATATATAAGTATTGCCTTCTTGTAAATATAAGACAACATTAGCCTCTCCGTTAATATAATATTTATTACCGGTACCGTATTGATTTGTCCCCGTTGCTACGGTTACTTTATAAGTTATAGTAGCCACAATTTTACTCCTACGTAAATGTTATAGTAACACTTGGTGTAGCGGTTAAATCTAAATAGATTCCTTCTTCAAATAAAATTCCAGAACCAGGAACATAAAAATCTATTCCTTCAGTTCCAAATTCAAAAGTAGCTAATGCAGTTCCAGCTGCTCCACCAGATTTAAAAATTATTTTAGATCCAGCGGCACCTTCAGCTTGAATGCCAGTTATTCTAGCTCTTTGAGTTGTAGGAACCATTTGTGCGTCTGCTGTAGCGTTGGCTACTTGTTGATCACTTGAATATGATGCCATTTGTTTCTCCTGTTAAATTTTGTGTGGGCCGAAGCCCACACTCAATTAATTAATTACGCTGACTCTTTACCTTCGTCTTGAACGTGATAAAAAATTGTACCATCTAAAGTACCAGCTGTTGCTGCTGCACCTTGACCAGCTACAATTTTAATATCGTGAGTCATTTTAGTTAGGCCTAAATCATTTCCTGCAGTTGCAGAACTTGGTAGAATCATTTCTTGTGCATCATCTGCAGCTCCATTATCAACGAAGCCATCAGTGTCAACAAAAGTTACACCATCTACTAAATCTACAAATCCAATATCAATTTTTCCACCGGCTGCTGCTTGACCATTGAAAATTATATAATCAATGATTGCATTTTTTGGAAGTCTAACGATTCCTGTATCAGTTGATGATACTTGTGCATCAGTTCCTGCTGCTGCGTTAGTTGCTGGAACGTGAAATTGAGCTACCATAGACATACTACCTGCATAGTTTGCTCTGTTTCCACCGTTGGATCTAACCATTCCTGTGAAAGTTGTTTTAGTTGTCATTTTATATTCCTCCTAGAATACGTAAATATAATTACCTAGGGCATATCGACTATACGCGTTTATATTTACTTATTTGTTTAATGTATAGTGAGTAATTTATATACTAGTTTTAAGTAGAGCGCAAGAGAGCCTGCAATGTGAAGTGATTTTTCAACGATGTAGCTTTTTTATTAAGTAGCTACAGAAACTTGTGGAGCCGAACCTTCAATAGTGTTCTGCCTGTGAGCAATAGCCGCTTCTTCTATAGATGCTCCTGTTCCCACTTCAACTCCAAGGACCTTTTTGCTTTGTATAGGTCTTGTATCATCAATAACCTCCTCATAAGTTATTCGATTTAACGGAGAAAACATTCCCGTTGTTTCCCAGATAATATCATTTTTCCCTAGCTTGTCAACTATTGATTGTTCTAAAGAAATTGGATTATCTTCTGCTTCTACTTGGAATTTTGCGTGGCGATCGTACGCCCATATATTTACTAGGAATTTAGTCATTTTCTCACCCTATATTTAAAAAGGGGCCGAATTGTGTCGGCCCCTAAATTTTATTGATTACGTTGCGTTTGAACCGAAGATACCTCTTGGATCAGAGA